GTCAAGAGCTTTGCTGGTGGTATTTCAGGGCAAGCTTATGGTGACGTCGCTGCTGGTGCCAAGGGTGCCATGGACGCTGCTGCCAAACGTGAGATGGCTATTCTGCGTCGTCTGGCGAAGGGCATGTCCGAGATCGGACAGAAGTTCTCGACGATGAACCAAGTGTTCCTCTCCGACAAGGAGACGATCCGTATCACCAACGTGCCTTACGTGGGTAAGAAATTCTACGCTGCCAATGAGGACGCCAACGAGACTGAAGGCGGCGAAGCCGACGACAAAAAGATGGTGGGTCACAATGGTGGACCCAAGATGGAAGACCAGTTCGAGACCATCAGCCGTGATGATCTTGCTGGCTCGTTCGATTTCAGTGTCGATATATCCACTGCCGAAGTGGACAATGCCAAAGCTCAGGATCTAGCATTCATGCTTCAAACCATGGGTCCGAACATGGACCTGGGTATGACCCTGATGATCCTCTCAGAGATTGCTGAGCTGAAGCGTATGCCCGCCCTGGCTCAGAAGATCCGGAGCTATGCGCCGAAGCCTGATCCAATGGCTCAGCAGAAAATGCAGCTGGAAATCGAGCAGCTGTCACTGACCAACAAGAAGCTTCAGAGCGAGATTGATCTGAACGAAGCCAAGGCAAAGGCTTCCACCAACATGGCTGACAAGGCTAATCTGGACTTCGTGCAGCAGCAAGATGGTACGACGCATGCTCGCCAGATGGCACATGCTGAAGCACAAGCCGATGGCAACAAAGATCTGGAAGTGACCAAGGCACTTCTTAAGGCTCGGAAGCCTGACGAGACTCCCCCGAACATTGAAGCTGCTGTTGGGTACAATGCATTGACCAAAGATAAGTCTGCAAATGCAGCCCAGCCAACTCCAGCACCGGTTGACATTCCACAGAATTTGAGTGAACAACCACAGTCTCAACAACCAATTGCTCCTCAGCCAGGATTTCCTGCACCTGAGGGACAACCTGGAGCAGATCCAATGCAGGACCAGCAGGGTTTGCCTCAGTCGATTCTAGCGCAGTAAGAACCAAGGATCAGAGATCACATGAGCGAGCTTGCACAACTGGAAGAACAGCAGAAGAACGCCAATCAGCTCATCGAGCTAAAGAAGGCTGCCATCCGTCTCTCCATCAATTCCGACTTCAAGACCTTGTTCCAGAAGGGCTACTTCCTCGAAGAAGCAGCTCGTATGGTGCAGCTCGCCTCTGATCCTTCGCTGACCAAAGAGCAGCGTGAAGATGCAAACGATATGGCGAAGGCCACTGGCCACGCCAAGCGTTATCTCTCGATGATCGTCCAAATGGCTGCCGTGGCCGAGCGTGATATCGAAGAGCTGGAAGCTGCCATCGTCGAAGCTCGTGAAGCAGAAGACGCTGCCAATCAGCCACAACCAACAGCCAACGCTGCCGGTGATGTGGAGGGCGGTCTCTGATGCCAACCGAATTTGCTGAGGGTGACAACCCTCTCGGACAGTCCGATGAGGACTTCATGAACATGAACGCCCCACCTGCTATTCAGCAGGTGGATGAGCCGGTTGTCACCGAGCCAGTGGTCGTTCTCGATCTTGAGACCCCAGCTGCCTCCAATCCTGCCGTTCTTGCTGTGGTTCCAGAAACCCCGGCTGAACCGACAGCCAAGGATCCTGTCGCTGAAGGTGAAGACGATGATGAGCCTATCATCGGTGGAATGCCTGAGGCTCTCAAGAAGAAGCCGACTGCTCCAGCACCTGCTGCATCGGATGCCAGCAAGGATCCGAAAACTCCTGTCATTGCTGCTCCAGCTGCTGAAGCTGGGGCAGTCGAGACGTTTGCTGTACCTCGGACCATCCGGGCCAATGGCAAAGACATCGCTCTCAAGAGCGAAGCAGAAGCTCTGCAACTCATGCAGATGGGTGCCAATTACACCCGGAAGATGCAGGAGCTGAAGCCTCAGCAGGGTATCCTGTTGATGCTACAGAACGCTGGGATTGCCGACGAAGGCAAGCTTAGCTTCCTGATCGATCTGCATAACAAAAATCCCAAGGCGATTGCACAACTCGTCAAGGATTCCGGTATCGATCCACTCGATATCGACACCGACCAACCATCGGGCTACCAACCAGGCAATCATTCCGTCTCGAATGAAGAAGCAAATTTCCGTTCCACGATCACCGAGCTGGCCAGTTCGGATAAGGGTGCGGAAACAGTTGCAGAAATCAATACGAAGTGGGATAATGTCAGCAAGGAAGTGATCTGGAAGAACCCGGAGATCATGCCGATAATCCATGCTCAACGTGAGAGTGGCGTCTATGATGTCATTGTCACAGAGATGGACCGGAGGATTACGCTGGGCCAAATTCAGGCAGGTACACCCTTCCTCGAAGCGTACAAGACTGTCGGTGACGATCTGTCGGCGGCTGCTCTTGCAGCAAATGGAGGTCAAGCTCCAGGGACCACGACCCCTCTCGGACAGCCAGCACCGGCCAGTGCTCCAGCTGCACCCGTACCAGTGGCAACCCGAACGGCGACTCCAAAGCCAGCTGTGAGTAATGGTGATAAAGCGGCAGCGGCGGGGCTTACCCGTTCAACGCCGGGTGCAACCGATCGCAAGGTGATCAATCCACTCACCATGAGTGATGACGCCTTTATGAAAGCTTTCGAGGGCAGGCTCTAATCGAGTAGCCTTCAGGGGGGACTACAAGTCATGTTGAACTACAATGCCGGAGGCATAACCTCCACCATCGACGCAGCTGGCCAGTCTAGCCAGTTCGTCAATCTGTTCTGGCTGAAGAAGGCCATCATTACTGCTCGTCGTGAGCAGTTCTTCATGCCCATGGCGTCGGTCACCAACATGCCGAAGCACTATGGCAAGACCATCAAGGTCTATGAATACATTCCGCTTCTGGACATCCGGAACGTGAATGACCAGGGTCTCGATGCGTCGGGTGCCACGATCTCGGACGGCAACCTCTATGGTTCGTCCAAGGACATCGGCACCATCACGTCGAAGCTGCCGACGCTGACCGAAAACGGTGGGCGTGTGAACCGGGTCGGCTTTCGCCGTCTCGAACGCACGGGCTCGCTGTTCAAGTTCGGCTTCTTCATGGAGTTCAGCCAGGAGTCGATGGATTTCGACACCGACGATGAGCTCATGGAGCACCTCGCTACCGAGCTGATGAACGGTGCGATGCAGCTGACCGAAGCCGTCCTCCAGCGTGATCTTCTGGCTGCTGCCGGTCTGATCATCTATGCTGGTGCTGCCACGTCGAACGCCACCGTTACCGGTGCAGCGAACCGCGACAAGGTGGACTACGCCGACATGATGCGTCTGGATCAGGCGCTGACCGACAACCGGACTCCGAAGCAGACCAAGGTGATCACTGGCAGTCGTTTGATCGACACCAAGACCATCCAGTCTGCCCGGATGATGTTCGTTGGTCCTGAGCTCGTCCCCATGCTCAAGGGCATGGTTGACCTGTTCGGCAACAAGGCGTTCATTCCGATCCAGCAGTACGGCGATGCCGGTACGATCATGAACGGGGAAATCGGCACGATCGATGCTTTCCGTATCATCGAAGTTCCGGAAATGCTCAGCTGGGCCGGTGCCGGTGCCGTCGAAGGAACCAATCCTGGCTATCGTGCCACGGGTGGCCACTACGACGTGTTCCCGATGCTGGTGATCGGTGATGACAGCTTCACCACGATCGGCTTCCAGACGGACGGCAAGACGGTGAAGTTCACCGTCATGACCAAGATGCCCGGCATGGAAACTGCCGATCGCAACGATCCGTTCGGTGAGACTGGCTTCAGCTCAATCAAGTGGTACTACGGTATCCTGATCAAGCGGGCCGAACGCATCGGCATGATCAAGACCGTCGCTCCGGTGTAATAGCCTGAGTGATGCTGAGATGGGGGGCGGGCTTAGGCTCTCCCCCCTTTTCTGGTGCCAGTGACCAAGGCAATTAGGGGATTTCAGAGTGAACCAGGAAGACAAAAACGGCAACATCTTGCCCCCCAATGAGCTTCAGATGCTCAAGGATCGTGCCAAGATGATGGGCATTCAATTCTCGGGAAACATTGGTCTCGACGCTCTCAAGGCCAAGGTCACTGCCAGGATGGAAGGCGAACCTGATGAGGCTGAAGTCCAAACCGAAAATGTCAACGAAAATCCGTTCGGCAGCTCGGTGAGCAATCAGCCCGCTCTCGACAAGATGTCCGAGATGCCGAAGCCTGTGGTTCACATGAGCAAGAGCATGCTCAATCCCCTGAATGGGGATCGTGGTGGTTTTACTCCCGGTGTGAAGATGAGCTTCCGTGAGCAACAGCTCAAGGACGCCATGCGTCTGGTTCGCTGCCGGATCGTCAACATGGATCCAAAGAAGAAGGATCTTGATGGTGAGATCCTGACCGTTGGCAATCGCTATATCGGGACGGTGAAGAAGTTCATCCCCTACGGGGAAGCCACCGACGATGGCTATCACATTCCGAAGGTGCTCTATGACGAGCTCGAAGATCGGAAGTTCCTTCACATCCAGGTGACGAAGGACAAGGTGACCAAAATGCAGAAGGTCGTGACGTCCTACGTCAAGGAATTCTCCATCGAAGTTCTGCCTCAGCTGACGCCGACCGATCTGGCCAAGCTGGCTGCTGCTCAGGCTGCTGCCGGAAATACGTAAGACTTTGACCAGGGGGGTCCATAATGCCGGTTGCAAATGGCGGTGGGGCTGAAGTCCTAGCCGATGATCTGTTCGATGCTCTCGTTGCTGGAACAGATTTCTCCATTCCGAGCCCGGATCTCTCTGGTTCAGAGTACCAAATCCCAGCACCATCTGGTGATCTGGTCAGCATTCCTACGAAGATCTCTAATCAAGATCTGACGACCAAGAGCCTAACCGGCACTGGGACGTTTGATATTCTGATGGCAGCCCTTCGGGTCCATCTCCAGAAAGAATTCGACAACAATCGGATCACTGGCGAAGAATATGCGAAGGCCTATGTGGCCCTCGTCAACAATACCATGGCATCGGCTGTTTCCTTTTTGGTTCAAAAAGACGCAGCCCACTGGCAGGCCATCACAGCACAGCAACAGGCTCTGGCTGCTCAGGCAGCCGTCGCAACAGCCCATGTCCAACTCGAAACGGCCAAGGTTCAGTTGCTGATGATGCGTACCCAGACCAAGCTGGAGGAGGCGAATTTTGCCCTGAGCAAGATGAAGCTGGCTACCGAGGATCAGGGTTACCAAGCTGCCAAATATCAGACCGAAATCATGCTTCCGGCTCAGTTTGCTCTCATCAAGGAGCAGACTGAGACTGCACGGTCTCAGACGCTCGACACACGCAGCGATGGAACGACCGTCATTAAGGGAACCATGGGGCAGCAGAAGCAGCTCTATGGCCAGCAGATTACGTCGTACAAGCGTGACGCAGAGCTCAAGGCAGCCAAGATTTTCAGCGACGCCTGGATCACGATGAAGACCATCGACGAAGGCTTGCTGCCCCCCGAGGGTTTCACGAACGACAGCCTCAACGCTATCCTGACGTCGCTCAAAACCAACAACGGCATCGGGTAACCGTATGGGGCTGTTTGGCAGCACCAAAACCTATGTCTCAAGTGTCCTCTACAACATGGCAGGGGATCCACTGAAGCGTCCAAATTTCCTCAAGACATCTGTCGCTGGACAGGTTATTTTGGGGAAAACCCAGACAATGGGAGAAACGCTTCGTGAGAACTACCTGAAGGGACCGGCACTGAAGCTTCGGTCATACTTCCGTTGGAGCCTCACGAACTATGATTCAATCGGTGTGCCCAAGGGCACGCTTGGTGGCGGGAACAACATCAGCAGGACAGTGGTCGCTGGACAAATTCCAGCAGACCCAGGGAAGACTGTACAGGTGCAGTTGGCTGAGACGGACACAGGGGATTATTCCTACTGGGCCGAACAGTTCATGTTCCTGAATTATCCGGCCCTGATCAACACGGCATGGACCTCAGACATTGCTGAGACCACCCAGGTCATCACGATCACATTTGCTGACAGCAGCATGGTGTCGTTTACGCCCACAAACTTCGATCAGACTAAGGCATATCTCTATGCCGTCTATTCCCAGACGACGCCTGCTCATAGCGAAGCTCCTGTTGTTGGTGGTGTGGTCACTCTGGCTACTGGGGATGCTTTCCCTGACACCACGGACTATATTGTCGTCAGCGACACAACCGTGGCTGACACCCCGAACCATCATCATATCGTCGTCTATCAGCAGACGGTGTACTATGGGCAGGATCCTGACCCCACAATCGACGTCACCTATTCGGTCAAGACGACGATCACTGAAGACACACTTCTTGATCCAGCGGAGGTGGTGCTTTCACGTACCGTCCAGACCACAACTCAAAGGCTGATCCAGACGTCCGTTGGTCCTGCCCGGATGTTTATTTATCAGGTTGGCTCAGGTAACGACACGCTCGATGCTGAGGTTTTTCATCAGGTCGATGAGGGCGAGTATGTGCCCTTCATTCCTATTCGTCTGGACAACAAGTTCCTCGATGAGATCGGGGACTCGTCGCTGCTTCCTCTAGCCACAAAGGCCTACAAGAAGGTCACAGGTGGTGCCAAGTTTTCTGCCCTCCAGAAAAGCATACACGACAACGAGCATCTAGCCGACATCGACTATGCCTACGTCATGTACGGGGCGTCGTTGAATATGCTCGACAACTCGGGTCGGGAATACATCTATCGGTTCTTCGAGAAGTGCCGTCGTCAGCAGCTGGGTACGTCTGTGGACATTGCAGCTGCTGAGCTGGAACGTGCAGCTTATCGAGACCAAAGCAACGATTTCGAAGATTGGACGATCCAACAGAGCATCACCGGCTCATCGAGGTTCGGGGCAACCCGTCCGCCAATACCCGGTCTCGGTGTTCGGGCCTCGAATTCTATCCAGGTAAAGAGCGATGGTACATCGTTCGTGAAGACCAATCTGGATATGAAAATTACCTGGGATGATATCAGCAAGGTTACAGGGACTGGGCTGGCCAAATATGACGCCAAGAAAGGCGATTATTGGATCGTCAAAGGTGCTGTCAGCACCGTGGATACTTCCGTCACGATCTTCACCGGCAGGGGTGGCAGCTCGGTGACGTTCGACCGTGGGGGCTTCAGCAATACGATCACGATCTATCATCAGATCGATGCTGGGCATTGGGAAGCCCTTCAGGTCGTAAATGCCAAGCATATCAACAACATCTACAACAACAAGAGTGTAGATATCACTGCCTCAGAAGGTCTGGACGACTCTGAGGAGTCGGGCTTCTTGGTTCCTCTCCACTACGCTACGCTACGGGAGATGAGCCTCGTTGCCCAAACACAGCTGTCCATCAGCTGTGGGTACGTGGTCCTGAACTGCTACAAGGTGGTCAAGACGGGTTTCTTTGGAAGCTTCATATTCAAGATCCTGATCTTCATCGTCATCATCGCCATCACTGTGATCTTTCCACCGGCTGGGGGCGTTGCTGGTGGGATTCTTGGTTCAGCTGCTGGAGTTGGTGCAGCATTAGGCCTTACAGGCACTTTGGCGCTCATCGTAGGAGCTGCTCTGAACGCCCTTGCGGCTATACTGCTCTTGAAGGTGATCTCGCTCGGTGCTGTGCTCATCTTTGGTGACAAGCTGGGTGCGATCATCGGTACGATCGTTGGGCTGATCGCTCTTCAAGTCGGCACAGCATTTGCCAATGGCCAAAGCTTTGGAGACATTCTCCATTCGCTTTCGCGGGCTGATAACCTGATCAGGATCACGGAGTCGGTGGGCAATGGCTTCTCCCAGTTCATCGTGGCTGGAGCCAACGAGACCATCAAAAAAACCCAGGATCTGATCAACGACTACACCAAGAAATCTAAGGAAGTCACTGATCAGTATGTGAAAGATTTTGGATACGGCACCGGGACCATCGATCCTCTGGAGCTGACGGACGCCTACAAGGATTTCGTTCTGGAGAGTGCAGCATCATTCCTGGATCGGACGTTGCTCACCGGATCAGATATCGCTCAAATGTCCATGGACATTATCAATAATTTCGCCGATTACACTTTGGACGTCAAGCCGGGCTTGAGTTAGGGGGTTCAGATGAATACCAACCAGTTTGCATTCCCTGGTCTAGGCACGACCAACAACGGTATTCCGACTGGCTTCAACTCCGGATATGACTCAACGTCATTCGCTCCGAGCCCTGCTACTGGTGATCTTGGTTACGATCCTGTTCCTGCTGGTGGCACTTCGAGCTGGCTCGGTGACACTGGAGGCGCTGGTGCTGGTGCTGGAGCCGGGGGTGGTGGTCTTTTCGGGATCAGCAATGACAGTCTGAAGCTCGGTCTCGGTGGTCTCCAGACCATCGGAAATATCTATGCCGCTTTCAAATCGGCTGCTCTGGCTCGGGCACAGTTCAATTTCAGCAAGAGCTTGGCCACCGAGAATTATGGCAACCAGATCAAGACTTACAACGACAAAATCAAGGATGTCGGTGCCAACCGTGCATTCGTCGAGGGACGTCCTGCTGGCTATGCAAACTCGTTTTATGCCGATCGGGCGTTGACGGCCAAGAAGCTCGGATAACCAGGGGGTAATCCATGTCTCAGCTCAATTGGCAGAATGTCGCTGCCCCTGATTTCAGTGGTTCGTTGCAGGGCTTTGCTCAGTTCGGACAGTTGCTCAACCAAGGTTTTGCTGGTGCCAGCAAGGCGCTGGACACCTATGATGCCAGCAAAATCGACGAGGCCAACAAGGCAGCGATCTCTGATGCTCTGAGCTATACCGACCCGAATGCGTTCAATGCAGCTCTGGCTGATGGCTCGTTCTTTGCCAAGCATCCGACGTCGAGCATCGATGCCAATACGTTGACCAATCTTGGCAAGCGTGGATCCGAAATTCTGGACTTCCAGAACAAGGGTATCATCCATGACACTGGTGTCGAGAACCTGGATTTCACCCAGTTCGAACATGGTCGAGCGAAAACCGATGCAGCCACGGCAGATGCCCTGAAGCCAATCTATGCTGATATGGCAAAGGCTGCTGCTGACAATCTGGCTGTTGGGGGTGATCCAGCAACGCTGGCCAAAAAGCAGCAGGAAATCTTTGATGCTGCATCGGCCAGTGGTGCCCTCAAGGGTGCGTCTGCCGATCAGCTGCTGGCGTTCTATGGTCTCGGCAACAAGATCACGACCGGCAATCAGGACGTCGCCAAAGGTGGTTATGAAGCTGTCGGTGCTGGTTTGCACAATCAGCGTGAAGTGGTTGGCATCAACAACGACAAGCTGACTGGCGTCAGGATCGGTGTGGAGACTGCTGGTCTCCGGACTTCGAATGCTGCTGCTTCGTTCTCCTTCGAGAATGCAAAGAAGGATCGCAGGGCTCAGGACGATGCTGCACTCGCAATGCAGACGTTGCTTCCTGCCTCGAAAGATTCGGAAAGCTTCCGTGTTGCATTGCAAGGTCTTCAGCAAAAGCTGAGCCCCAATGCCTATGCTCTCGTGGTCCAGCAGGCAGGCCAGCAGTTCGGTGGAAGCATCTTTGCTGACCATCCTGAGCTGGCTGTTGTCGGTGCCCCCTCTGGTGCCGCTGCTGCCGGAGCGAGCAACTATGGCAACTACATGCAGGCTTTGGAGAGCGGTGGTAATCCCAACGCTCATGCTAGATCTTCAAGTGCTGTCGGTGCTGATCAGTTCACTGAACCCACTTGGCTCAAGACAGTTAAGGAGAATCATCCTGCATGGGCCAATGGTCTGAGTGACGGTCAGATCCTGGCTCAGCGTACCAATCCGGCTCGGTCCTCCGAGATGGAGAGTGCTCTTCGTAATGCGAATATCGCAGCTTTGAGTCGTGCAGGATTGCCCACCGATGATGTGAGTCTCTATGCCTTGCACCATTTTGGGGCTCCGGCTGGTACGAAGTTCGTCGCAGCAACCGGTAACACGCCTGTTGCAGCTATCCTGACGCCCGCTCAGATCGCTGCGAACCCTTACCTTCGTGGGCTTACGAAAGAGCAGGCGATCAACGTCTGGAACCAACGTGCAGCCAGGTTCGGTATTACTCCCGGTGGTGGGGCAGCCGGCTTCAATCCAGCCATTGCTGCTCAACAGGCCAATTCTCAGCGTGGGGCTACAGCTGGTGCTGATCGTATCAACACAGCCAATCAGGACACCCAGAGCTCTGCCTCGGATATCGTCAATCAGCTGAACCAGACATCTGGTTTTGCTAAGACCAATCCGGCGATCCTGTTGGCTCGTATCCACGACATCACCCAGAAGTCGATTGTCGATGGCAAGCAGACGATCACGAATGCTGCTGCTGGAAAGATCATCGAAGATGCTCTGACCCAGAAAGGCTCTTTCCAGTTTGGGCCGGGCAATCTCGGCAACAATATGGTGCTTGATGAGGGGCTGATTACCAATCGGATCAATCGTGCCAAGCATGGTGACTACCAAGACACTGCCCAGCTACAGGATGCTGGACAGCGTTCTGCTGCTATTTTGGCACAGGCTCAGGCACGAGCTGCTCAGTCAGCTGCTGCTGTAGAGCAGTTGCAACGAGATGCTGCCACCCGTGGTCCAGCATATATTGCTCTGAACAAGGATCGTATCCTTGCTCGGGCTATGGCTGATCAGCGGGCCCTACGGGCAGCTCAAGCAGCATCTGCTGATAGTCCTGTCCGTCAACAGGATGCACCGGCTTATCCTGCCCCTCAACAGAATGCACCGGCTGGTCCCGGTTGGCTTGACACTATGTCGTCGTTGTTCAATGCTCTCCCAACACTAGTGCCAATCAAAAGGCCTAGCCAAGCCAGTCGATAATTGATCTACAACATACCATGCATCTATCCGTAGGAACAAATGATGCCCAGTTTTCAAGATTATCTAGACACTTTCTCTGGCCGTAATCCTGCACTACAACCGACACAGAACCCAGCTGTAAACCCATTGGATCCGAGCGGTGCCCTTAGTGGTGCCCCGGTTCCAATTCCTGGGTTCAATGATCCGTCTCAGCCTTCTCCGAATGCTGTGGATCCAGCTTCACAGTTCAATCTGCCCCAATCTCTACCGACGCCGAATGCTTCCAAAGCAGCCGAAGTCATGGCTGCTGCTGCTCAAAAGCAGAAGGAGATCGCTACCGTCACCGATCCTGGGGCCATGTACAACATGGTGGCCGGACAATATAATGGTGGACCTGGTGTTTCGAGTGCTTCGCAGACCGAGCTTGATGCTCGTAATCTGAGCCCTTTTCAGCTCGAAGCCAAGTATGGCTCTGACGTTGCTCAACGCATTGTCAGAGGTCGTAGTGATGCTGTGAACAATTATCAGCAGGATGCCTCAACGGTAACCTCTGCTCCACGATTTGTGACCGATCAAGGTCTCAGTGCCTTTGCTGCTGGTGTCAGCGGCCTCGGAAGCCTTGGTGCCTGGATCGTAGGCAAGGCCAATGCTGATGTTGGTGTGAACGCCTTGAATGCCACTCAGACAGTCACGGACTTTATTCGCTCTGGGATGAGCCCTGAGAGTGCTATTGCTCTGCATGCAGCTGATGCCGCAAACAAGCAGAGCCAACGTGATAACGCTGTGCTGCATCCGGACAATACGTTTGTTCGTGAAGCCAACAACTTCGTCTCGACGATCAAGAATACTCTGGATAATCCGACGGCTCTAGCCGATCTGACGTCTCAAGCCGCTGGTTCCCTGCTCTCTGGTGGTGTGCTGGCCAAAGGCTTGGGTATCATCGGCAAGGCTGTTCTGGCTCGTGGGGCCATGACTGGTATTGCTGCCGGTGCAGGGGACATTGCTGCTGTCGGCAAGGCCTTCAATGTAGCCGAAGAGATCGGCAAGACGGCTGCAATGCCGGTTTCAATCGGCCTTCAGGAAGGTGGCGGTGCTTATCAGCAGACCGTCCAAGATGCCCTTCAGACGATGAGCTCCAACAAGGATCTCAGCGATCATCAGAAGAACCAACTGGCAAACGAAGCAGGCCAGATTGCTGCCAATATCCAGGCCCCGATCGCTGCTGTGACCGGTATCCTGGTGTCCAAGTTTGAAGCTCACCCACTTCGTTGGGTCAGCCCGAGGGTTGCTCTACAGAATGCAGCCAAGGAAACCCTTGAAGAAGGTCTCCAATCTGCTTCAGGACAGCTGGCTCAGAATGCTGCCATCGCTCAGACCGGTGTCGATTCGAACCGTGATCTCGGTCAGGGCGTTGGTGAGCAGGTTGCTCAGGGTGCTCTCGGTGGATTTGCCTCTGCTGTTGGCTTTAGTGCTCCCAGTCTTGCTGTTGGTTCGACCGTCCTTGGTGCTCAGACACTTGGTCGTGAGGCTGTGC